ATGAATTGGGCAAAGCTTTGGCACCCTATTTATGAAGAAAAATACCTAGCGTTATTAACCTTAGTAGAACGCGAAATAGAACACTCCCCTGAACACTTTTACGAATCAAAAATTTATAAGTTTTTTGAGTGCGTAACTGACTGCATGGAAAATCGTATTTTCATAGACCCTACATTACCCGAGTTTGTACTAGGTAACACGCTGGGCAAAGAACATCGAGACTGGCGCAGAGCAAAAAAAGGCATGCCTAATCGCTATCGGTTGTTTTTTAAGTATGCCACCGTTAATGAACACATCGTCTTGGCATGGTTTAATGATGAAAACACCTTGCGTAAAGCCGGTAGCAAAACAGATGTTTACGAAGTGTTTAAAAAAATGCTCTCGCGGGGTGAGATACCTAGTGATATGCAAGAACTCATCACTGCATCATCAGTCACAAAGATACAAAAAATAACTTAGCAGCAAATGAATATAGCAGTAAGCCGCGTCTAATTAGAACGCGGCTTTTTTGTCGCTAAAAATTAATTGAGTCATATACAGCACGCCAAGCATCTTACCATTCATTAATACTCAGTAACTCTCCTGTTTCACGTTGGGTGATTACCGACCGCGGCCTAAAATTAAAAAGCTAAAACGATATCAAGTGATTACCCATCAAACGGTATAAAAAACCGCTACCGCAAAAAAGCAAATTCCTATAGCATCATTTATACCAATTGACATGGATGTGGCAGCGGCCAAGTCCAACAAGCGATTTATGCCCCGCAAACAGCGCAGCGCATAAATACTAAGACGTTATAAATTTTAAGAGGACATATGAATACGGAAGTAAATTATCTTATCTTGTTTGACAAGAAAAATTTTCAGTTTTCCGGAGTTGATACTTTTATCAAACTCATAAATTTGTTGGATGATATTACGGCAACAAATGACTCAATTAAGTTCAAAGGTAGTGAGTTTGGTTTTGGTTTAACTAGTGAGGGAGATCGTTTCGAAAATCATGATACTGAACTTTTCGATCTAGTTATTACTTCCAACAAAAATGAAAAAGATGTAGAGCATCTTGCACAACTTTTAAGAGAAATTCGCATAACGGTTTCTAATCAGCAAGGAACTATAACTCCAGTATTTGATGGTATTTCGGCATTCTATGCTGAGAAAGCCTACCCCTATATTCACTATATTGAGAACCTGATGCGTAAGCTTTACTCAAAGTTTGCACTTATCAAGTTGGGACCTCAATGGGTTGATAGTATCCCAGATAACGTGGCTGTCTCCGGGAACAAAAATGGCGTCAATGGTTCTAATCCTCTTTATGATATGGACTTTATCACGATCAATGATTTGCTCTTCAAAGAACACCCTCTAAAAGAAATTACTCCCGATATTCTTAAAAAATTGAAAGCTGGAGATATCTCTCCTGAGGAGATCGAACCATATATTCCTACATCAAATTGGGTTCGTCATTTTTCAGACCTAGTTGACTGTGAATCCAACTATCTTGAAACAAGATGGAAAAAACTCTATGAATTGCGTAATAAAATTGCACATAACAAGCAATTTACAAAACCAGATCTAGAAGATGTCAAGAAAATTACGGAAGATGTAAAGTCTAAGCTTTTACCTGCATTTACTAAAATATCGGATTTAGAAATTACAGAAGTTGAAACTCCAACCGTTGGACTACAAAAAGAGAGTAACCCTCCAATTGAGGGTGAGCTTTGTAATGGGGATATTGTTAAGCAGAGTAGCGAAATCGTCAAAAAGGAAAACGATTTGGGAGGGCTTGCTACTTTAGCTTTGGTCGTAGGTTTTCTCGCTGCAATATCGAAGTGAAAAATTTATAACAAACAATTTAAGAGTTATTCAGCACGCTTGGCATTTTGGGTTTGAGTCAATTTTGGTGATTACTGTGCTCAATTGAGTTGTATGGTCGCGTGCTTCACACCTTAATTGGGCGTTATAGGGCAAACTGGCATCAGTGTCTAACAAGGGACTATATGAATAACTTACCAATAGTAAATGTTTTCGAATCACCGTATGAGTTGTGGGAAGAGCGTGATCAAACATCAGAAGAGATTATGCAGTCTGGTGATTTTCATCAAAGAGTGAAAGTAAAGCTCGAAGCCAAAGTATCTAATCATGTAGATGCGGCAAAGCATATGATTGTAAAAGTAGTAGATAATCAGTTGGAAAGATTCATCAAGGATTTCCTGAATCAATCTCTTAGTTACAAAAATATGAGGGAGGAAATGCCTTCTCAAACCCCCAAGTCCTTATCTGATTATCAAAGGAAGTTTCAAAGTTCTACTTTTGAGCAAGTATCAATTGATATCAATAATTATGGAAAAGCACTTAGTGAGGGGCAGTATTTGTTTCACGGAGGGTTATATCCAATAAATATGGGAGAGTCCTTCATAACGGAAAGACCATTTTCTACAAGCTTCTGTCCACAAATAGCACTAAGAAATGCTGAGTGGGGAGGTAAAAGCTATGATGCTGGTGAGATCAATTTATTTGTGCTGCGCACAGCTAATCCTCAAACTAAAACTTTTTGTTTTAGACTGAATGGAACGGATAAAGGACATGAGGCGGAAGTGTTGTTCGCCGCCGGTGCAAAAATTACACTTCGTAGCAAAACCAAAATAAAGAGTGGTAAAGCATATAAAGCCTGCAGTCAGTATGCAGGTAGATTTCTTGAAAAAGAAATACCTTTCTATTTGGTTGAAGTCGATATCTCTTGAAAATGCCCTATAACAAGAAATTAAACAATGACAAAAAACAGTTGGCTTTTGCTCCTTCGTCGCTTATGTTGGCGAACAATTTTTTGCCTGTTAATTAGGCGTTAGCTAGATATTTTAAGTTTTTGTGAAAAATCTAAATAAGGAGTAGTAATGTCATTTAAAGACAAAATGGAAAATAATCCTACAATCACCATCGGAGTTTTCGTTATAGGTGCATTTGTCGCTGGCTGGACAGCTAGAGATTCAATAATTTCAGTATCAGGTCAAGAGATCTTGTCAAAATCAGAAATCTCAGAGCTTAAACTCTATGCAAAGCTTGGAAAAGAAGACCTAGTAAACAGAAATATCTCTTTAAAAGATAGAGTCTTTGAGCTTGAAACAAAACTTGCGTCTATAGAAGCAGTTGAGCCACAAGATCTAGTTGAAATTTCAAATGTCCGATTTGCACCAAAACCTGGCTCGCCAATTAAAGCCGGTGAAAATATTAAGGTAACTTTTGATTATAAGTTTGATGAAGGAGTAAAAGGTAGTATTTGGGCATTTACTACTGACAAGGCGTCTACTTATTCACCGTCTAAAGTATATTCGTCTGAGGGGACTTTTACTCAGAGCTTTAGTGTAGAGGATGCTGGCTGGATAAACACGGTTGACATTTTTGTAAAAGATGAAAATGGAAAACAAATAAAACGAGTAACATTGCCAGCCAGATATGAGTTTATTTAGCTAACAAGAAAATGTAGTGGGACTGCTAACAGTTTGCTCGGTTTCACTACGTTCAACTAGTTTAGTAAACTATTATCAGCCCTTAATGTTGGCGTTAGTTACACTTAATCAATCCAGAAGGAATTTGTATCATGCTAAAGGAGAGGGAGTTTGAGCTGATCAAGACTATTAATGGAAATAAGTTCTTGAAGAGAGAGGATTTCCCTAGCGATTCTGAGTTCGATTATTTGTGTAATCTAGCTATCGAAATGCTGGAGAAAGGTATTTTTCGCACCAGCATGAGTACCCCATATGTTCTGAATCGCCAAGGAAGTGGACCGAAATATTCAATAGTAGGAAAGTTAGAGTTGTCTACTGAGGCCCAGGACTTACTTCGGTTTGAAAGTTATTCTAACTATACTCAAAGCATTCGAAAGTCTCCTTTTTCGGATATTGGTAACAGACTTAACTTGCTGGGTATTGTAGTCAGTATCAGCGCTATCATCGTTTCAATATTACTAGCGATTTGATGCAACTAACAAGCCGCTGAAATTCGTTACGGCCACAGAAAGCGTGGCTTTCACTAGGACTCGCTTCGCTCGCCTTCTAGCAAAGCGTTATGCTTCCAAGGAAAACTATGGCTGAAGCACCAGAGTATCGTGAGTTCACCGGCACACAGGAAGGGTTCGACGAAATCGAGAGAAAATATTCTGACTCGAAGAATACCGTTGCTGTAGTTGGTCAGCGTACAGATGGTGCTTACACGTATTTTGTTTACAAATGGGATATTAGTGATTGGGAATATATTGGTGCAGGGTACTGGTCGCCTTCTGAAATAGGCGGTTTTTTCCAAGATTTAGATTCAGCTAAAACAGAGGCTTATCTGAACCTATGAATTTAGTGAAAACCTCTGAAAAACATAACAAAGCGCTATTGTCGCCGCTATCGTGGCTGCAACGTTACCCGTTATGCTCCGTCCTAACTGAGTTAACGAGAGTTGATTGCCATCGAGTAAAGACTCGGTAGCAACCATTAGAGAATCAAGGTGTTTTTGATACTCTTTTTAACAAAAGGTGAGTGGATTGTTTTTTGAGTAAATAGTGTAATATGTCGATATCACGCATGATGTTGGATCTAATAGTTTTTTGGCGAAATTGATTAGATCAAACAGCATCATGTGTGTCTACTTTTTGAATCTTATCGAATTTATCTGGGGATTCGCTAGATCGCGGCGGTATGCAAACGGGAGAAAATATGCAACGACAGATGGATCGTGACGAGCTAGCTTATTTTTACCACTGTGTAGGTAGAGCTATTTGGCACATGCAGTATGTGGAGCAAACTTTAGGGCAAATGCTTCTTATTATGGGTAGAGACATCAAGCCAAATAGTCTAGACCCAGAAGAAGCGGAAAGCATGCTACTTTCTGTCCAAAAGAAAACTCTTGGCGCAATCATCAATGAAGTTGTTAAGAAAAGTTTGTTACCAGCAGATATTGAAAATAGGTTGGAAAAATTCAATTCAGAGCGCAGGTGGTTAGTGCATAAATCGGTAATCGAAAATGCTGATGACCTCTATAACACTCACAAGCGAGCTGATGTATTTAAAAGAATCGATGCGTTTACAAACGAAGCAATCCTGTTAAACAAGGATCTATTGGTCCCATTGGAGATGCATATTGTTAGTATCGGGCTTAATCCTGCCGAACTTGCAGAAAAAGCAGAACAAGAACTTCGCGCGTTGAAAGGGTTTGCATAAAAAACAATTTTTTGCCTCTTAGTGGGGTGTTATAAGTTCATCAATTAACATCCGGAGTTTGTAATAACATGGAAGAGAAAACTTATCTTGAAAAAATTTGTGGCAATATGGGGACTGTTATGGCAACAACTCTTGTTGCTGCTTCCAGTGGTATTTTTTTAGCTCCTTTACTTCCAGTGTTAACAGCTTCAATTGCAAGTTCACGTGCAGAGAAACGTGTTGAAAATGCATTAGAGGATCTTAATATTCGATTATCGATGTATGAAGAACAAATACTGAGCATGAGTGATAATCAATATAAATTAATAGGTGAAATTGTTAGCTCTATAATGCAATGTACAAGTGAACCTAAAATTGAATTACTTAAAAATGCAGCAGTAGGCTGTTTGCATGAAACTCAAGTAGAAGATCATGAAGCATCTGTTTTATCTAGAATTTTAAGGGATATAACAGTACTAGAGTATAAATTCTTAATCACTCTTAGTAAGTGCTCAGAAATTGTTGTTAGAAGTTCCCCATTGAAAAACTTCAAGTTAAGAGAAGGAATGGTTGAGTTTCAGCCCAAATCCCTTGAGGCTAATTTATTGAACAATTTAGAGCGCCTAAACCTTTTACACACAGTAATTAGCGGGTTTGGAGTTGATATTTATTTTGAATTTTCGCCAGTTACGCATAAGTTACTAGCTTTGTGCGGTGAATCGAACGTATATCAAACGCCTTAAACATCGCGGCCTGCGGCCGCTAGACTTGCTCGCCGTCTAGGCGTGCGTTAATCCATAGAAATTTTAACCCGTTCTCTACCTGCGCCTCGGGATCTACATCAATCAAATCGCCCGGTTTAAAATCGGGCGATTTGTTCTCGCCTTCCACCCTCAGAATAAACGAGCGCTTACTGCATTTGATCGGGTAGGGTAAAGCTCTACATCGAGGGGAGAGGGTTATTTACTTTTTAGGTAAGCGTCCGCCGCTGGCTAAGCACTCTTTGATAGTTTCGTATGGGGTATAGTTTTTAGTGCGTTTATAAGAGCGACTGGATTTATCGTGGCAAATATCATTCTTGCTCTTTTTTACATTTGGTTCACTGGCATCTTCATTGGCGAAGCTGGCGGGGGCAAATAAACACAACATTAAGCAAGCTGATATCCATCTCATCCATTAATTCCTTTTAATTACTACTCACTATTTAAAAAATCATTACAGCGCTTTGCCTGTGAATACCACTTTGCCGACGATGGTGCAGTTACCATTGATTTCGACAAATTTATTCGGCCAGTCGGGGTTTAGGGCTTTGAGGTATTTTTTATTGCCATCGATGATCAGCTGCTTGAAGGTGGCTTGGTTTTCATCATCCAGGCGCGCCACTACATAGCTACCGTTCTCCACCTGTGCGTCGGGGTCGACATAAATCAAATCGCCTTCTTCGAACTTCGGCAACATGCTTTCGCCTTCCACTTTCACGATAAACGAGCGCTTGCTGCATTTGATTGGGCAAGGGTAAAGCTCAACATCGAGGGGCGCCACTTCGTGAATATCTGTCCACACACCTGCCTGCACCATGCTTATCAGTGGTAAATAGTTGCCAGCACTGGCGACCACGGTCGCGTTATCCATTTCACCCACGCCAAAACGCAAAAACTCTGGAGAGGTCTTTAAGACTTCAGCTAGCCGCTCAAGATTTCTTGGGTTTTTAGTTATTCCCGCTTCTATTTTTTGCAATGCGGTTTGGCTTGTCGACGCGAGCTCAGCAACTTGGAGCTGAGTCATTCCTAAAGCTGTGCGAAGTTTTTTAATTCTTTCTGCAATATCCATAAATACCTATAAATCAGTTAGTTGTTAATTTGCGGTGACATCATAAACAACTTTTATTCATTATTAAAACTTTTTGGGGTATTTACAAAGGATTTAAATTCATGTCAAATACGCTTAAATGTAATTGATAGGAATTAAAGTGATGAGCGCTATCGAGTCGGCAGTAAAAATAATCGGCGGCCAAACCAAGACTGCGAGGCAATTTAACATTCGTCAGACGCATGTTTGGAAATGGATCCATGTCAACAAACAAGCCCCAGCTAAGTACATCAAGCGCATTGCTGCGTTGACCAATCACGAGATCACAGTTGAGCAGTTACTGGCCGACCATGAACAGAATCATAAAGCCAAGGGAATGCAGCAATGAATATGGCCTTTGCATTACTGGCGCGGTTTGAGTCACCAGTGGTGGCACTTAAGGATATTAGTGACGAGTTTTTAGGGTTAACCCCTAAAACCGCAGAGCAAAAGGCAAAGGCGCAAGATTTGCCGTTTCCGACCTTTAAGCTGCGCGACTCGGAGCGCTCACCGTCGCTGGTCAATGTGCAGGACTTAGCCGCGTACATGGACAGCCAGTATGCGTTATCGCGTAAAGACTGGGACACGATTCAGCAAGCCAAGCGCTAACGCAGCAGCTAATACAACTGCTTATAGGCACGGCAATGCAGGAGGATTTATGAGTTATCGGCAAATAAAAGGCACCACGATTGAAGTACCAGATTGGGTACAAGTACCGGCTTTCGCGGAGTTTAGTGAAGCAAAATTGGAGAAGAGCCGCCGCGCGATTGCGTATCTACGCAGTAAGTATTTTGGGAATGGAGTTGGTAAACGAAAAACCAGAGTAGCAGAAAAAACAAAGCCACAACCGCTGTAACGGTTATGGCCTATACCACTTAATGAGGCACATCAAATGATGAAACCAAGCATAGCAGCACACATCACCCCAGCGCAAGCCATCACTAACGAGGCCAACCGCGTTATCTCAACTTTAAAACTCAGCACGCCAGCTGACCGCGAAATGGTCGAAGCAGTGCTCGAATCCCTCAAAGAAGTGGCCGACATTCTCGCGCCAGCCATAGGAAAAACCATTGGCATTCGCTTAATCGCCATCCGCAACAACATCGCAGTTCAACAAATACAGGCGGCCTGATCATGAACGTGCAAACCACTGCGGTGCCAGCATTAGCGCCGCAATTTGACTTAAATGACCCACAGCATTTAGCCATGCGGAAGTTAATGGCAAACGCTTATGCCAGACACGCTATTGCTTTGGAAAGGGGGCTGCCAGAGTCGGCGGCTAGAAATCTTGGCATAGCGCAAGGTTTTGATCTAATGGCATGGGTGGTCTTTCAAGACTGGGATTTGTCAGCGCTCGCAGCAGAACTAGAGACACATATGCTGAATTTAGAGCGTGCACATTTTTTGAGGGCAACAGCATGAAACTAGCCAATGTCGAGTTATCAGAAATCAGAGTTGTCTCGCTTTATGTGATCACCTGTTTCATGTGTGAAAAACAACTCCATCTAGCCGCGAGTGAAATTGATGCCAGCGTTGGGGATGCAGCAGCAATGGCAGCATCACAGGGCTGGCATAGCTACGAAACCAGCGATGAAAGCTGTTCTGTTGCCTGCCCAAGCTGCATTAAAGAAGCGCAGGAAAACGAAGGGGAGGATTAAGCATGTGTACGTTAGCCGCAGCAGAACGAATGTTAGCCACTGGCAAGTTTTACAGCGCCGGTACGTTAGCCGCCGAGTTAGGTATTTCGGCCGCGAGTGCATCGGGCAAGTTATCGAACATTCGTTCATCAAAAAAATATCAGTGCGTGGTGACGCCTTTGCCCAATCGCAAGGTCAAGGTCGTAGCCATTAACGGTAAGTCTGTTTCTAAACAATCGATGTGGGATTTGGTGCTGTTCAAACGGCCATTGCCGCAGGGAGTGCACGCATGAGTCAGCATTGCCAAATTATTGCCGAACTGGGCTCAGCACCGCGGCCTGTTTTTAATGGTCGCCACCCAGCAGGTTTGCGCAGTGATGGTTTGCCTTATGCCAGCCGCTGCAAAGTGAGTGATACAAAACGTGCGGAACGCGCGCGGACTCGCCGTATTGAAGATATGGCGTTAGCCAAAGAACTGGGCATTAGCCTAGAAGAATTACAGGGCGGTGCTCTATGAATGATCATCAAGCCGACACTGAATTTAGTCGTCCCACTCACTCTAAAAATGGTGGCTGAGTCATGGCTAAAAAGTCCCATTTGTTTGCACATTTACTCAGGCACTTTCGTTCCCGTCGGGAAGACCTGCTTACTCTGTTTAGGCAACATCACGAGGACCCAACCGAGCTGAGTTTAATCAGATTAGCCGAGGTATTTGGCGCGCTTGATTGCCTTTACTGGCAGTCGCTTGGCTGTGGTGAAGTGTTGTTGGCTAAAAAAATCGCTAGAACGATTAAGGAGCCGTTCGAGTGCACTTTAGGTGCGGTTAGTCACGTTTCAACCGTTACTTTACATAGCTACTTCAGTAAGACAACGAGTGAGAGCTGTAACCCTCAATGAGCGCGCGCACCACTTCTAATCAACTTCCTTTCAAGCGGCGTTTGCAGCATTTGCCAACGCCGCTTGCTGATGACGTACTGGCTGCATTTGCTGTTGCGGCTGAGCGCTTGCCTGCCGCACCGGTTGACTTGTGGGAGGATGAGGTTGTTACTGGCGTGCGTGAAAAGGTTGATACCACTCGCTTGTATCAGCCTATTTTCGATAAGCCGGCAGAGCGTTTTACCGCGGCAAAAGGGTTTGAAATGCTTGCGCCGCTGTCATTCCATGTGCGCAATAAAGTACAAAATACCTATCAGCAACGTGTTAATCGCGGTGGCATTATTGCTGGCTCGGCGTATTTACGCGAAACCATTCAAAAGTTAACAGTGGTTTGGCATAAGTATCCATTTTTTAAAATATCGGGCATGAAGTTTGTTAAGCAACCAGAGCCAGTTGAGCAAGATGTTGTTGATAAGGATGAGATTGAAAACAGATTATTAGCTAAAGCGTCGCCCTTCAGTGCTTTTAGGCTATTGCGCCATCGTAAGTCCACTGAACTAAAAAAGGCTTCAGCAATCATTGCGGATACTTGCATGCAGCAGGTTAAAGAGATTGCTGCCAGTGCAGACAAGGATGTCGCTTATTTTGATGCCTATGACGCTGCCGCCAAAATATGCCAAACATGGGGTGTTATTCCGCCCTACTGGAACGCAGTAAAACGTGATCATATCGAAGATGCTGCCGAGTGCGCCATATTGCGCATGACTTGTGCAAAGTGGTGGGGCAGGCAGTTGCTAAAGTTGCGTGACCAATGCTGTGAGCATTTATGTATTGTTGTCGGCTTAGTTAATCAACACACGCCGTTTGTGAGTGACGAGTGCTTTAGCGAGTGGACCTCGCAGCAACGTACTGCGATGCAATGGCTTGAAAGCACCATGATTGAAAACGAGGCGGGGGTGATATTGCCGCTGATTGAAGCGGCGATGGCAGGTAATGCGAACCCTTCTAACCGTTTAGTTGAGCTAATTGTGCGTGCTCGTGGCTTAGATGAAATGGCTGAAGAGTCGGGCAAAATTGGCTTTATGGTCACGCTTACTTGCCCAAGTAAGTTTCACATGAAATCCCACAAATGGGATTTGAATAACGCCAAAACCGCCCAGCAATATCTGGTAAATGTGTTTGCTAAAATCCGCGCGGCATTAAGTTACCGCAATATTCCCTTTACTGGTTGCCGCGTCACTGAGCCGCATAAGGACTCAACCCCACACTGGCACATGCTGTGTATGGTCAAGCCTGAGCATGAGCTGGCAGTAAAAGCCATTATCAAGAAATACGCCTATGAAGTTGACGGCGACGAGCCAGGCGCAAAAGAGCACCGCTTATTAATCGAAGCGATTGATAAGCAAAAGGGTTGTGCTGTGGGTTACATCATAAAGTACCTTTCAAAAAATATTATGGGCGAGCACATGCAAGGCGAGTTAGACCTTGAGACGGGCAAGCCTGTTAATGAGGTTGCGCCACGCGCCACAGCTTGGGCTAACCGCCATAGGATCCGCCAGTTTCAATTTTACGGCACATCATCAGTACAGGTTTGGCGTGAGCTACGCCGGCTAAAAGTCGGGCCGCAATCGCCAGAGATTGAGGCCGCTAAGGCCGCTGCCTGTAACTCTGACTGGAAAGCTTTTGAATATGCGATGAAAAATGCCCAGCTATCACTTAACTATGAAGTCACCCCACAGGGGAATGAGTACGGTGAAATGACTAAGCGTGTGCAGGGCATTAGCGGTATTGCCTTTGGTGAAAAGCGATTAATCATCACCCGTGGCGAGCGCTGGAAACTGCGTAAGGCCAATGATGATGAGTTGGAGGCATACAAGACGTTAAAACAACGCCGCAAAGATTTATTTACCGTTAATCGCGCCATGAATGCTGAAAGCCGGCTTTCAAGAAAGGAGCTCAAAGACGCAATGCCGAAGTGGAGCATGGCGCTGTTGCCGTTGCCTTTTGGCTCTCCTTGGACTTGTAGGAATAACTGTACAGACCCTGTTTTGGAGGAGGTTGATAGCCGAATTATCAGGCACCTTGCGCAGGTGGGGATTACTGATCCCGCCAACATTGAGCGTTTACTGTTCGATGGTTGTCGGGTGATGGATGCCGATGGCGGGGAATGGTGGGTTGATGATGGCCAGCTGCGGAACGAACCGTATCGATATCACGAAATTAGGGATCTTCCGCTTGATGAGCTTGTCTCAGAAATGCAGTCGTGGGAAAAAACTATGGAGTATTCAGCATGAAAACACTGATTCAAGGTTGTGAAAGTGCAGAACAGTTTGAGGTATTGCTAAAGCTAACGGGCATCACCAGCGAAGATAAAAAAAATGCGCTGCGCGCTCACTTAGTTGAAGGTTTGCCAGCTAAGCGCGCGTATGCCCGCTTTCATGTTACCCAGCAGCATTTTAGCCTGGCATTAATGCTGCTAAACAGAAAAGCAGACTTGGCCATGCAGTATGCGGCGTTACAAAAAAGCAAAGATGAGCAGAACTTTAACGAGCTGCGACAGCGGATCATTGAAGCAAAGTAAGCTGGCGGATATCAGCCGCTATTGACAGAAGACCTTCGGAATCCGCCAATTGATGAGCCAGAATTAAGATAATAAAAACCACACTAGATAAGTAGTGTAAAAATAGAGATATAAATAAATTGGATTAGCCTGAACTCAACCTGTTAATACTCAAATCTGGATGCAATCAGATTCGACAGGTTACTTTAACTCATTTCTTTGCGCGTTTTTCCTGATGGTGTATTTGATAAGAATCTGATAAGTTTTTGCAATACAAATAGTTAACAATGCGCGTTTTTACTGGTCTAATGAGGTAAACGCGCATGCACTAATAAAATGTTAGCCTCTAAGGAAGATTATGGCAATCTCACAAGACTTTCTCGCCTACCATGAGTCAATTGGCGCAGAGCTAAAATCATCAGAAACTAGAATTAGGAATCTCATTGGTAGCTCTCATTGGGCTACAGATGGCGAGCATAAAGAGGGTATTCTCAGAAAGGTTATATCGGATTTTGCACCAGAAATTTATAGAGTGGGAACTGGTTTTGTTTGTTACCCAGGCGAAGCTAATGGGGATCAAAGTAACTCTGGACAAATAGATATTTTAATTACGTCAAAAGCCAACCCGACGCTTTTTAAGAGTGGCGAGCTTCACTTTGTTACTCCGGATTGCGCCAGTGCCATTGTTGAAGTTAAGTCACGAGTTGCAAACGGAGAATCCCTTAGATGTGTATTGCAAAAGCTTAGCAACGACATAAAATCCATTCGTACGCATTCAGGTAATCCTAATAACGCATGGGCTGGTCTCTTCATATATAACAGCGATAGATTGAGAGACAGTCAAGTCTTAGAAATGCTGCAGGAGATTACTAATGATGACCCATTAGGTGTTATCAACTGTGTGTCGATAGGTGAGAGTGTATTTATACGGTATTGGGAAAATGGGCATGCCAGCAGCAATCTTGGCGAGGATCCAGTTTGGCATTCATATAATTTAAATAACTTATCACATGCATATTTTGTAAGTAACCTAGTGTCTCATCTATCTCCAAATATTGATGACACTCTATCTCAGGCTTGGTTTCCTGTCGAAGGATCAAAAGAAGTTCATCGCTCACGTTACGCCATGTTAGAGCAAAGAGAATCATTTGAATTTGACCAAGGCTAACAAGTTTAGGCAATCGGACGCAGCAAAGCTGCGCCGTTGCTAAAGGCGTTATGAATCAGAGCAAACATCGGAGTATGTATGAACTGGAATATATTACAAATAGATGAAAGAGTTGGCTTACATCTCAATTTTTTATTTTGGGTTGCAATCGTTTTGCCCTTTGTCTTTGCAATACTCTTGTCTATACCAGTTTATTTAGATTCAAATTTAGTCTTTAGTTGGACAGCTGAAGGGTATAAAAAGTTTTTAGAATTATACTCATTCCCCTTGTCACTCTTATCTTTATCTGTTCTTTTTGGGGTAATGATAGGCCGCTTTCATGGTTCAAAGCAAAGAGGAGTGGCGATTATAGAAAATGAAAACAATAATAAATTAAGGAACTTCTACGAGCATAGAAAATCATTTTATGAGCACATGGCTGACTTCGACTGGAAAAACGCTAATGAGCGAGGGGTCGATTTTAAGCACCCTAAAAAATTATATAAACTGTTTTTTCCATCAAATTCACCCTTATCCTTCTCATTTATATGTAATGAACAGGACTTGTTTGACAGATTAAAAAAGGTTGTGGATGATATCCTTCGTGATCCAAGATCCCCTCCTGACATCGAGGTTATTAAAGCTCTATTTGACAACTTTGGCTGCGATGTTGATGAAAAAGCGTATTGTGAACATATTGATATGTATAATAAAGTTGATGGCGATGGTATTAATGTAGAGCTATGGTTAAGTGCACGAGATATGAGCTCTGCGCTTGGCTTAATAGAAGATTTAATTGAGTTTTCTTTGTTGTTTGTGGATTTGAATAAAGAGTTGGAAGACGGTGATATAACTCATGCATTTATGGATATATTGTATCCTCGTCAATCTTATAATCAAAATCAGGAAGCGTAGAAAGATTCATAACTAGTTGCTTAAACGGACACGTAAAGTCGGCTCGCGCTTCGCGCAGTTTAAGTTACGGGATATATCAACCAATAAGGAAGTTAAAATGAAAAATGTTATCAAAATCAGTTTATTTACAATGAGTATGATGGTTTCGAGCATGTCTGTCGCCAACCAAATTTCTCCTGACTTTCTCAGGGAAGAAATTGAATTTGCTCATTCTCAATACTTAACAGGCACACCTGAAAGCGGAATCTATGCGCTACAAGCTTTAGCAAGAGTCCTTGAGTCAGACCAATCGAGTTCTCTACATTCTGAAGTGGGACCCAATAATTTGTCATTTACATATCTGAGAATTGGGTTGATATACGAAAAGCTAGGAAGCGAATTTGAAGCAAGTGAATATTTCAATAAGGCTAGAATTGCTTATAAAGGTGAGAAAGTAGAAATAGCTCAATTGAGAGAGAGCGTCGCCTACATCGATGAAAAGCGCCGCTAACAAGTTGCCAACGTTCGCCGCAAAAAGCTCGGCTGGCCAAACACTCGCATTTGCCCCTTGGCAAAGTGTTCTACGGAAGGATCATGAAACCAGTAGAGTTAAGAAAAACGTATTTAGAGCATATTTCAAGGATGGATATTCCTGATGACTTTCCGGAGATACGAGAAGAATTAGAAGAGCTTATTGTCTTCGACAATGGAGTATTTGCCTCATTTAGCCTATCAAACGACGATAAAGAAATTCTTTGTGAAATTGGTATTCCTCAAGAGTATCAAACTGGAATTGTATTTGAGCCAGATAGAGCACAAATAATCGAAGATAAGATTCGAATTGGTACTTCTACAAATGGTGGAGATGATGTCTTTTTGAAAAGAGATGGCAGCATCATTCTCCTAAATCATGATTACTTTATGGAAGAGGTTTTTATAGCCAGCAATATCTCATGCCTTTTCTATTTTATAATCGCGTTTATGGAAAATGAATCACCAGATTTGTATGTTATTGATCAGGGCTTGAGGTCAAATAAAAATAACTATTGGTACACTGATAGAAAGTACCAACCGTAGAATAAGGGGCTGCAACGGACCTGCAAACCTGTCACTTAAATAGCTGGCGCAATTACGTGCCAGGTATCATCGAACTGAAAGCATCCAAGTAATCGCAAAACTAATCAGAAATATCTAATGGATCGCGGGGATCGTTAAATGATCGCAATCGCGTTTTTTTGCGTTTTTTGTAACTGGGCTTCACCAGTGAAAGCAGCAAGCGCTGGCGCGGTTTTAGGGGATTGCATTACTGCGTTTTTTTTACCCGACAAAGCGCGCAGGCGTGGCGTGGGTCTGACGGCGCGCGCTGGGTTTAAAGTGGGGGTAAACTGCAGGCAATAAAAAACCGCCCGAGGGCGGTTGATGGGAATGGGGTTCCGATCGTTACTTGGCTTCGGTTGCAACCGCCAGCTGGTAAGGCTTGAAGCGGACTATCTCTTCGCCGGCCCATTCGTTGATGGCCAGTAGTGATTGGCGAATACAATCCAGCTCGTTAGCATCAAATACCTGTGCCGCCTTGCCGGCATCACCAAAGCCTCCGGTATTGTTGGGCACAATCCCCATGAGTTGAGGCGGTACGCGGTGCGATGCCAGCTGGTCGTCACGGCTGACGTTCTTAATACTCAAAAACTCATCATTCGCGGCAACTTCTGCCACTGGGATTAATTTGATCCCATCCTTATTACCACCTGGTGCATGCAAAAACAAGTTGCGGAAGTTGCCAGGGCCTTTGCTGTTTCTTAGGGATTCACGCAGCTTGGCGACATCTTTCTCGTTCACGGTTGAGTCGGTGAGGTACATGATAAAACCAGCGTGACTACCGTTCTCATAGTACCGACGCCTAAACAGGGTCGCGCTTTCATTTAACAGCGATGAGTTCATGCTAGCCACATAGTCGGGGATACCATAAACCTCTTGGTTTAAGTCTGGATCTTTGACATGAAAGATTGATGCTTCGGGAAACTCCATCTCCTCGTGAAAGTTAGGCACCCACCAATACTGATTAGGTTTAATGCCTACCCGCGTATATTTAGCCGGCGAGGCTTGATACTTCAATGCACCGCCAAGGCGATTTTTAATGACTTGCACATAGGCATTATCAAAAACCAAATAGTCGAGCACAATGGCGGAAAAGTCATACAGGCTGAGCTTAGGATGCGGGATAAAACAACTTTTTAGAATGTTGCGCTTTACTTGAATCGCGCTGGCATGATGCACCGACGCCCGATAAATGCGGCTAAGGCCAGTCAAGGACAGCGGCGGCTCGTAGTATTTACCATTCGACATGGCCTCAAGATAATCGAAAATCTCACGCTGGCTAAGCACTGGCATAGGGTCGCCAAAGGTAAAGGTCTCAATTCGTTGCTCTTGCGGCCCTTGCTGCTGTTGCGGTTTGGCTGCCATGGTTCGAGCCTTTCTATATTTTGCCATTAGTCGTAAATCTCCAACGTCGATGTACTGGTGCCGCTGGTATCCAGTGGCTCATTGTAAAGCGCATGCATTGCCGCCCACGCGATATCGGCGTGGCTAATTTCTTCACTGCGAGCGGATTCATAGGTAACTTGTTTGCCGCTAGCGGTCAGGGTTTTGCGAATGCTCATAAATGCCTGGGCGAGGTCGGTCCAACCTGCGTCATATTCCAAGCGGCCTTTGCTGATCACGTCATAGGCCTTGATTACCATCTGACTTTTCAGCACTGGGTTGTAGAGGAATGGCGTGACCTGCGGGAAAAACTTCTTCACCAGTTGATACACAGCCTCACCCAGCCCAGTGGTATCGATACCGATAAAGGTCACGTTGTATTTATTGCAGATATCCTGAATTGCTTTGGCCTGTGCCTCAAAGTCCATCCCGTTCCAGCGGTGTTTTTCTATCACGCGGAACTTACCGCCTGGCACTGCAGGTGGGCAGATCACAATGCAACCTGCGCTATCACCTTTTCCGCCTTTGTTAGGGTCGTAACCAATCCACACTTCACGGTGCGCCAGTGGTCTTGGTGCAAAGGGTTTGTAGTCTGTCCACACTTCCCACGAGTCAACCATGCAGCGCTGCATCATCACCATAGGGAACACCGACATAGTGTCGTCGATGAACTCGCACATCAGCAGGTTTGAATATTCGTCAGGGCTGTACTCTAAGTGCAGGGTATCTGGGTCGAATAAGTTGCAACCTTTGCGGATAGCATCATCGACCGTGACCACTTGCCGCCATTGGCCATCCTCACACCTGCGGCCATTTGCTAGGGCACTATGGCTCACATCAATCTCAATGCGATCGGCTTTAGGGCGGCCACGGTTGAATAATGTGCCAGTCCAAAATGGGTAGGCGTCGTGGGTAATCGAGGACGGTGTTGATATGTAGGTTTGGCGCCATTTGGCATGGATAGCCATCCCTGAGGCGACCTTGCGGAACTCTTGGAACTTGTGGATCCAGAAGTACTCATCCAAATACAGGTTGCCGTGGTACGACTGAGCTGTTCTGGCATTGGTGCCCAAAAAGTACAGAATGGCACCGTTGAAAAGCACAATAGGATCACCCTTGAGTTCAATGCCGGTGACATCCTTCACGAACTGAATGATGTACTGCTTAAACACATGGGCCTGCGCTTTACTGGCCGATAAGAAGATTTGGTTACGGCCCGTTACTAAGGCATCAATAATGGCTTCATGGGCAAAAAAGTACGTCGCGCCAATTTGGCGAGACTTTAAGATGTTGCGTATACGCTGGGTGAGTCCTGCTGTGTACCATTCCTTTTGATAGGCAAACATCGAGTCTTGGAACGCCTCAATCAGCTTTTCTAAATCCTCTTCGCTCACATGGTTCTTCACCGGCGGCTTTTTAGGTCCAGCATTGCGGTTTTGTACGTTCGGATTGAGGTCAGCCTCATTACCGCCATTGTGATAGCGAGTGATGCGGGCAATTCGCTCCAGCTGCCGACCGAGTAGGTCTATCTCCTTAAAATCCTTGCCGTCTTTATCCTCTTTGTTGATGAGCTGCAGCATGCGCATCTCAAGCGCAGAGTCGACCCTGTCAATGGGTTTGGCATCTTCCCAGGCATCGCGTTTTTTCCAACTCGACACGGTACTTTCAGGCAGTTGTAAATGCTGGCTAATCTCGCGGACAGCCCAGCCTTGCCAAAAAAGGTTTTTGGCATATTGGCGTTGATTCTTATCTGTAGAGATTTGGGGATTCAGTTTCATGGCGCCAGTGTAAATAGCCCAATACCGAAAACCCTGCTGTTTAAGCGGTATCGGTTTCCTTATACCGCCCGAAGCCCTTGCCCATCATCGCCTTGCTCTTGACCATACAGGCAGCAGTTAACAGACCTAATTCAACCCCAAAGGGCGACAAAATGGCTAAGAAATCGAAATTTTTCCGTGTATTTACTGAAGGACATACGACCGACGGCCGAGTCGTTGAGCGTCAGTGGATCACCGATATTGTAGAAACCTATAACACCGCAAAGTACGGCGCCCGTATTTGGCTTGAGCATATTCGCGGTATTACCCCCGACAGCGCATTTAAAGCCTACGGCGATGTGACTGCGGTAAAGGCTGAAGAAGTCGATGGCAAATTAACTCTGTTCGCGCAAATTGAGCCAACAGACGAACTGATCGCCATGAACCAGAAAAAGCAGAAAGTGTATACCAGTGTTGAGATTGATCCAGACTTTGCCAAAACAGGCAAATGCTATCTCTCAGGCTTGGCAGTAACCGATTCCCCCGCATCCCTTGGCACTGAAATGCTGGCGTTCTCCGCAACCTGCAAAGTCAACCCGCTTAACTCGCGTAAGCAACGCCCCGAAAACTTATTTACCTCTGCAGTGGAAGTGGATTTTGAATTTGAAGAGGTCAGCGACGAGCCCGGGCTATTTGCCAAGGTTAAAGCGCTGCTCGGTAAAAACAAGGCAGAAGCCAAAACCGACTTTGCCGATGTGCATCAGGCCGTTGAAGAAATCGCCAAAACAGTAACCGCCGCGGGTGATGAGTTCACCAACAAGCTTGAGAAATCCGTTAACGACTTCAACAAGTTGCAAACGGATTTTAATGAGCTCAGCACGCAATTCAATGCACTCAAGACTCAGCTCGAAAAAGAAGAGCCAACAGGCCAACGACGTTCACCCGCAACCGGTGGCGACACCAACATGAAAACCGATTGCTAAGGAGCAAACATGCGCAATACCACTCGTACACTTTTTAACGGTTACCTAGGCCAAGTCGCCACGCTCAATGGCGTAGAAACAGCAACCGCCAAATTTACCGTCGAACCAACAATCCAGCAGACGTTAGAAACGCGAATGCAAGAAAGCTCGCAGTTCTTGACGATGATTAACGTTGTACCTGTCACCGAAAAGTCAGGCGAAAAGTTAGGCCTTGGCGTTAACGGTACGATTGCTGGCACAACCGATACGACCCAAAGCGATCGCCAAGCCATTGACCCAACCGATTTAGATGCACTGGGTTATGACTGTACCCAAACCAACTTCGATACGGCGCTTCGCTACGCCAAAATCGATATGTGGGCCAAGTTCCCGGACTTTCAGGCGCGCATCCGTGATGCCATTTTGAAACAGCAAGCGCTCGACCGCATCATGATTGGCTTTAACGGTACCAGCCGCGCAGCTACCTCTAACCGCGCAAATAACCCATTGCTGCAAGATGTAAACATCGGCTGGCTGAAAAAAATTCGCCAGCATGCACCGCAGCGTCATATGGCAGAAGTGGTTGAAGGCTCAGGTAAAATTGTCATTGGCACCGATTACGCCAACCTCGATGCCTTGGTGTACGACATGGTGAACAACATGATTGACCCATGGCATCAAGACGATACTGAGCTGGTTGTGATTTGTGGCCGTAAATTGCTGGCTGATAAGTACTTCCCAATTATCAACAAAGACAACGTCCCCACTGAAACCATGGCCGCTGACATGATCATCAGCCAAAAACGCATTGGCGGCTTAGGTGCCGTGCGGGTACCGCATTTCCCCGCTAACGCCTTGCTGGTCACGCGCCTGGATAACTTAAGCCTTTATTGGCAAGAAGGCGCTCGCCGTCGCAGTGTGATTGACAACCCTAAACGTGACCAAATTGAAAACTACGAATCATCAAACGATGCCTATGTGGTTGAAGATTATGGCTGCACAGCGTTTGCCGAAAACATTGAGATGGGAGCATAGCCATGACATCACCCGCCCATAAACGCTTTCATGGTGTGTTAGCGGCAGCGCGGGGAACGGATTCCCCCTTAAGCGCTCGCTCCGAAAATACCTACGAGCTCATGCTCATGCAGCTTACCGAGCATCGCCGCATCTTAAAAACGGTGCAGGCGCTCGCGCGTAAGCTGCAGGCTAAATCGCAATTCTTGCCTGAATATGATGCCTATATCGATGGCACCATTAAGGGCGACAGTGGCGTGCAGGATGAAGTGTTCGTCACTGTGCTGCTGTGGCATATCGACGTTGGCAACATCGACCGCGCGATAGAACTGGCTGCATACGCGCTTAAGCATGATTTGGTTATGCCTGACCGCTTTGAGCGCAATCTGGCTTGCACCATTGCCGAAGAAATTGCCGAAACCGCCGCGCGCGTGATTGAAACCGAAACTCCGGTGGCCAGTTCGCAGCTCAAAGCTGTGCTTGAGCTTACGGCCGAGTGCGACATGTACGACGAAGCGCGCGCTAAGCTGCTGCGTCAAATGGGGCAAGCATTTGAAGCCGAAGGCGAGTTAACCTCTGCGCTCGACGCCTATCAACAAGCTTTAGCCCTAAACGATAAAGTGGGTGTGAAGAAGTTTATCGAGAAAGTCACTCGTGATCTTAAGAACGCCGACAAACAAACAACCGAAAGCACTGAGCCCTCAGAAACACAAGTCAGTGCTGGTTAACCGAGCGACCCTCGCAACCCGTGCGGCGCTGGCAAAGTAGCGTTATCCAATTTCACTACTTAAGCCAGCCCACCGCACAACCTAGCCGCAAGCAGGTAAACATGAGTTTTATCGCCCCAGCCACTAGCGCAGCACCAAGCACGATTACCAACAGCCCGTTTTGGCCTGATTTTCAGTTAGCGACATTGCGCGATGCCATGCGCCTTGATGGCACAGTGACAAACGCACGACTTGAGCACGCAGTCATCAATGCAGCGCTGCAGACAAACAGTGATCTCAAGGATTGGCGTATCGGGCAGCAAATCTTGGGCTTTGACGGTTTAGAACAAGTGCCAGCCGAGCAAATCAACGGCCAGAGCATCTATTTGCAATTGTATTTACGCGCTGTGTACTGCCTCACCAAAGCCAATCTCATTGAGCGTTATAGCGATTTTGATAGCACGGCCAAGGGGCTAAAGGCGGGTGAAGTGCTCGGCGAGAGTGTTGACGATCTGCGCCGTGATGCACGCTTTGCTATTCGCGACATTTTAGGCGAAAGCCATGTCACGGTGGAACTCATTTAATGAGTAGCTTGCAGGCAGTGCGCAGCATCGAGGGCGATACCGTCGATAAGATTTGTTATCGCTACCTTGGGGCAACGGCTGAGATCACTGAGCAAGTGCTAGACGCTAACCCGCAGCTGGCCGCCATCGGCCCTATATTGCCAAACGGTACGCTGATACTTCTTCCTGTGCAGGTGGCCGCGCCGACACAGCCAAACTTTATTCAACTATGGGATTAATGATGAGCGAGCCAATTTCAGCGACATCAGCCACATCTGCAGTCGTCACCGCCAGCGTGCTTACATTAGTGCCAGGGGCTGAACCTGCAGTCATGATCGGTGCGTTTACCGGTGCAGTGTTGTTCATTATTTCGAATGACGCCGCGGGGAATTACCAGCGTATCGGACTGTTTATTGTGTCATTTTTGGGCGGCGTACTGTGCGCCAATTGGGCCGCCAATGCCTTGAGTGCATTACTGCCAGATGCCTTGCAGGTCAATGTGGGCATGGCAGCATTAATTTCATCCGCCTGTGTTGTGCGCATGCTGCAGTATTTTATGAAACTCACCAATAACCCAGAAAGTTGGCTCAATGCCCTACGCGGGCTTAGGGGGAAATGATGCTGATCATCAATGCCATTATTTGCAGTTTGATTGTGTTGCGCCTGGCGTTGTTTGTACGAACAGGGCGGCATCGAATCTTCATCAGCATTTGCGCCTATCTCATCACCGTTGCCGCAGGCATTGAGGTCATTCTCACTGTGTATGGCGTCGCCACAGTGCCGAGTTATGCGGAGCTATTGCTAAAGGCCACGCTCTGCATCGCCATTTTCCAAGTGCGGGGCAATGTTGCGCATCTGCTGCAACTCAATACGAATAAAGCTGGCAGCAGGCTAGGGCGTATTCCCCGCCCACAAACATTCAAAACCAAACATAGGTAATTGAGATGACTTTAAGAAAAGGCAGTAATGGCACGGCAGTGCGTGATTTACAACAACGGCTCAATGCCGCTGGCGCGTCATTAACGGTAGATGGTTGGTTTGGTGATGCAACCCAAAAGGCCATCGAGCAATTCCAAGACCAGCAAGACTTACCGCGCACCGGCTACGCAGGGGTAAGAACGCTGGCATTGCTTGCCGGCGAAAGCCGCAGCAAGTTTATTCAGCACTCACAATTAGCTGACGCTGCAATGGTGCTGGGCGTCTCATTTGCCGCCATGGCCAGTGTGGCAGAAGTGGAATCCAACGGCTTTGGCTTTTTCGCCTGTGGCAGGCCCACGATTTTATTTGAGCGACACGTATTTTATCGCGAGCTATTAGAACAAGGCGCAGCTGCGGCAGAGCTTGCGGCTAAATACCCGAATATTTGCAACCCAGCCCGTGGCGGTTATACCGGCGGCAGTGGTGAATATCAGCGGTTTGCTATTGCGTACCAGCTTAATCCAGAAGCCGCGATTAGTGCCTGCAGCTGGGGTATGTTTCAGATCATGGGCTTTCATTGGCAAGCCTTGGGCTATCCGTCGCCGCAGGCCTTCAAGCAAGCCATGGATATTTCAGAGGGGGAACAGCTTAATGCCTTAGTTAAATTTATCGAGGCGGATCCTGTGTTGCATAAGTCACTTAAAGCGCGTAAGTGGGCAGAGTTTGCCAAGCGCTACAACGGCCCAGCCTATAAAGAAAATGACTACGACATTAAATTAGCGCGCACGTATCAGCAGTTTACTGCCGCGAGTCAGCAGCAGAGCACCGATAATGTTGTCGCTGCTTAGCAGGTTTATTCAACCATTTGCAGGCTATTTAATTGTCGCCGCCATCGGGATTGCGCTCACCATGGCGGGCGTGATTTATCAGCAACAAGACCGGCTTAGTCAGTTGCAGCAGACGCAGGGCGCAATGCTGCAATCGCTGACACAAACATCACAGTCCTATTTTGACTTAAAGCAGCTATCAGCCGAAAACCAGCAAGCGCAGGCAGAGCTGCGAACACTGTTAGCCAGTGTAAACAGCACGAGCCAATACCGAAAAAACAAAATCGAGGAGCTAAAACGTGAACTTAGTGATGTTAAAGCCTGGGCTGACACTCTGTTGCCTGATGCTATTCGCCGGCTGCACCAGCGCCCCGCCATTAGTGGCAGTGCAGAGTACCGTCGTTGGTTGTCCACTCGTGATCCCTTGCCTGTTGCCGGCGAGCAATCCTATCAGTAATCAAGGGATGAGCAGTGAGCTCGATACCTGCGAAACGGCTTGGCATGACTGCGCCGCACAAATCGATATGATCATTGACTGCCAGAATAAACATAAAGCTAAAGACTTAAGTCAGAAAGAAGGGAAACGTCATGAATAAGCCGGCGCAGTTGCGTGAGCTGCTATCCAGTCACGTTCCCCACTTGCAACAAAACCCTGATTGCCTACATGTCTTTATCGAGAACGGCAACATCATCGCCACCGGTGCGGGGCAAAACCTGAGTTTTGAGTATCAATTCAACTGCGTATTAATCGTGACGGACTACGCCGCCCATGCTGATACGCTTATCGTGCCCATTTTAGGTTGGCTTGCCACGCAGCAGCCAGAGCTGCTATTGAATCCGGACAAACGCGAGACTGGCTTTAAGTTCAAAGCGGAAATCATTAATCACACCACTGCTGACATCGAAATTGTATTGGCACTTACTGAGCGCGTTAAGGTAGTCGCGGGGGAGGGGATGCAGCTCGAGGTGACACATTTACCTGAGCCGGTATTCAATGATGAAGCTATCGATTGGACGCTTTACACCAATGGGATTGAAGTGCCATGGCCACCGACGATTTAACTCGCCTAAATGAACTGTTTGACGGACTTATACAGCAACTATCACCAGCAGCGCGCAAGCAACTAAGCCGTGATATTGCAAGGCGACTGCGCGTCACCCAAGCACAGCGCATTAAACAAAATACCGCGCCAGATGGCTCTGCATTTGAAGCGAGAAAACCTCAGCCAGCATGGGCAAAACGCATCGGTGCCATTAAACGAAAACTGATGTTCCAAAAGATCATCAGGCAAAAATACTTAAAGGCCGAGTATTCAGCATCAGCAGCCAGTGTTGGGTTTACGGGGTTTATTTCCCGCGTAGCGACCGAGCATCAATACGGGCTTAGAGGGAGGATAAACGAGCGGATATCGGCACAATATCCTAAGCGTGAATTATTGGGGTTCACTGTTGATGAACAGGACATGATAGAAGAGGCTATCGTAAGGCATTTAGCGATCATGTACTAAATCCATCATCCAACTAAAAACTCAAACAGCTTTGAGACAAATGCATGTTAGCTCATCAGCTATAACTGGTGAATTTCAAAAAATTTCTATTGGGTAACGCCTCAATAACCGGCGCAGCTTTGCTGCGTCCGGCGCCGAAGGCGCGAAGTTAATTGATTTGTTATGTATCTGGGCCTGCAGAAATACCATTTAGCAGTGCCCGCATAGTTTCAGCACCATCTTCCATTCGCTTGCGCTCATCATAGAAACCTTCTGAGCCATGTTCTCCAGTAGAGTGCGTAATTTGAAGGCCATTCTTTATTAGATCTTTGGCGATTTGATACGACTCTGGAAACTCTGAACTGTGTTTTTCGAGAAATGCGAATGATGAAAGTATGAAACCTCTATTCTTGCCAATATCACTAGTACCGTAATATTTATCAGCTAATTCCTTTGCGCCAATACGTAATGATGTGATTTTCGCCAACTCATTTTTAGCTAGAGATAATTCCTCTTGCGTTGATTGGTTATATATAAATACTGAACCAACAACTGCTGTTAGCAAAAAACCATAGACAGCGTGCAGTAGTCGTGACTTAGCAGTTGGCGCAGCCATCAATAGAGATACGACTGATGAGACACTACCAATAATTCCAAGCAAAATGTAAGAGTCCAACTTTTCTCCTTAAGGTACATAACGCCCCAAGCAGGGGCAACTTTTTAAGCTGGCTAAAATTAGGAGCGAAGCGACGGGAACCAGCTTAAAATTGTCCCGTTGACTTGGCTTGTTAGCATTTAAGCTTTTGTCGAGCAGTAAGAATCAAATCTTTATGTAACTCAAAAAGCTCTGTACCAAAGTCGTTTAATTCCCTGATTTGCTCATCTACATGAGGAGGCCAATCCCATGCATTTCTATATGCATCTGGCACACACGAAAAGATCTCGCCATTACCAATTGCGTAAGACCTGTTCGCCAATGTATAGATAAAGTGTCGAGACTTTGTGATGAAGTTACTTCGCTTTTGTTCGAGTTCAGTATCTAAAAACTGCTTCTGAGCATTGTTCCACGTATGAACAAATGTATCCAAAGCTTTAACTTCTTTACCATGATGAGAATTGCCAAAATCATGCTCCTCCAAAAGCTTAACGTCTAAGCCATCTGAGGGAAGTAACTCAACAAACTCAGTGAATAGCTTTTTATCAACTTCAATTAACTCTTGTTTTTCTATATGCGCTAACTTGTTTTCTTTATAAACAAAAAACCTGTAACCGATATTGTGGAACAATGCTAACAGTATCACGGCAAAACCTAACCAATAGTCCGCCGTACTAGATTGAAGCTCTGCTAAGGAATAGTGTTCGCCGGAATTTAAGTTAAAAGTGTCTACAAGCCAATTATAAAAAAGTTGCTTTAAAGGAGTCGGTGTTAAAAGAAGAGTTACTCCAGCACCGCCGACCAACCATGTGAGCTTGTTCGAGAAGTCAGGAAATATCCATTTTTTTAATATAATTTCTTTAACTTCTTTACGGTTAAACACCCTTACTCTCCCTTAAATGCTAACGCATTACTAATGGGCTGCCGCAGCACAGGCAGTCCCGTGGAGGCCACGCTTTTTGTGGCCGGAACGAAATTAAGTAACTTGTTAGCTAATTTCACGGAATTTCGCCAAATCGGTTACTCAACTGAATAGTACAATTATCAACAACCGATAAAAACATTTTTCTTAATAACCATATGGTTACTATATAAACAAATAATACTAAGGCAGCTTTGTACGAAACAGCGCCGCTAAAAACCTCTAGCATCGTTGAGTAGGCTTGCGGTAAAACTATCATAAACAAAACACTGATACTGATCGCTCCCCATCTGTAAATGGCTTTTACAGCGCGTAAAATTTCCCTGCGCGGAAAATTTATGAGAGCAACTATCACAAAAAGAATTTTGATGGCTAATGTTGTCATTTGAACGTCCTAATTAATGTTGTTCACCACATTGTATCTATCTTTTTACAACCTGAAGTTTGGCAGAGGGCTTTTTTTAGTACCCCTGAAGCTTTTTTTCAGCAAACGTTTGGTTAAGGGGCGGGCTTTAGCCCATCCCAGTGAGCGCAGCGAACGATTTGAACCAGTTGTTATGAATTTTTATTTCTCATGAAATACTCATAGTTTAACAAGCACTTAATTAACTGATTTAGAGAATGCATTAAACGATACGAATCTAATATTTTGCGTGTAAAACCTAAAAAGTAGATTTCATTTGGCTTTTCCTGCTTCATCCCCTCCTCTCTAGGGAAGTACGTTACTTTTTGAGAAACTTCGTCATATTCAGCTTTATAGTGTGCAACCGCATTTCTCAACTGATTATCAGCGACACTCTTTGAGATCGGTAGCCAAATATCATCAATGAATTCGAGTTTTTTACCAAATGGCTTATTAGCAAAGTCGTTAAGATTTTTAATCTTCTCATCTGAGAATTTATTGTGGTCACTACGTTTTAATAAATTATTAACACCGGCTACGAGTACAATTTGTCTGGATATTATTTCTGAAATGTCTTTATAAAGATCCTTATAATTTTTGAATTCACGTGAAGACACACGATAAGGAACTTGCTCATTTCCATCGACATAATCTTTATCGTAGTCTAAAAATAGTGCAGGTCTGAGGGCTAGTTCTAGCTCCAATATTCTCGGGTAAATCTCAAAGCAATCCTCTTGAAGATTGAAAATGAATTTAGATTCAACTATTTCTTTAACAAATGAGTCCATGATGTTTTTGTCTTTTTTGACAATATCATTGAACTTAGTAAGGTACAGACTGACATCTTCAGCATTAGATGTTGGGGTTGAAAACGGATAAAAAACCTTCGCAATAACACAATACATCATCATATTAATGTCACAGTCTTTAAACGATTTAGCAGGTTCAGCAAACTCTTTCTCTGCAAGAGCAGATAGGACTTTGTTTCTTTTTCTCTTGTATAAGTTGACCAAGCGCTCAATAACTTCATGCTTCTTGTACAACTGGTTCAACGAATCCAGTCTAAAGTTGTGGATTTGAAAATTTTCACGTCCAATACGACCAATAGCTCTAAGAAAAGGAGTCTGTCCCATCACATAAGGCTCAAATGACACTGGAAAATCAATATGCAAGTCAATAAATGGGTTTTCACCAGTAAAGTGCCCATCCAATGGGTAGCTTTCTGCACCGTACATCTTGGGCTGTTTACCCTGTTCAACAGTTACTTCTATTCCAGATCCACAAGATGGGCAAGCAAACCTAAAAGGCTGAACATCTCGGTTAGACATACCAAAACGGCAATCAACTAACTCTCCACAGGTTGTACATTTTAATCTTTCATTAAAGTTCACTAATTACACCTTACCTAAAAATTTCATAACGCCGCATTCAGCGGCTTGTCCGCTGCAATGCATTGTTATGCGATGTTCTCATGGAGTGAATCCAAGACTCTATTTTTGACTTTTCTGCCGAATCCATTCGATATAGTTTCGCTTTGCAGTAGTACTGCGCGCCACTTGTGAGCCGGCTAGTTGTAGCTACTATGCCTTTTGTTGCACCAGCGTCATCGACTGTTGCCCAAAATGCACGAACCGAATCAACCTGGACAGGGTTGTGTTCAGAATATTTTTTACACTGAACCATAATCATTTGTGGTCCAGCTATTGGATCATTCTTTCTTGCTATTACATCAATCCCGCCATCCCCCCGTCCTTTTGTTACTTCTACGTCGTAGCCATTTTTTCGAAAGTATTCACCGGTGAGGTATTCAAACTGACGCCAGTGTATTTCTCCAAGTTCATCTATTTGACGGGATAAATAGTCAATATATCTTTGGTCAAAGTAGCAATCCGTGTCTTCTGAGTTGGGTATTTCTTCTGATTCAAACAAAGCATCTAGAGGTAGAGCACCATTCCAATCTACAGATTCAGGCATTTCATTATGGAAGACATACCGATCTTTGTAGTCTCTTACCAAGGCTCCAAAGTTTGACATTGACAAGAGTTCATTAGGAATATCACGTTTATACAAGGCATTTTCAGCGAGGTGATATTGAAGCACAGAACACGCTTCAACTTTTTTCATCACATCTTTTCCGTCTAGCGCAAATTGTTCAAGATTTTGTTCCACATAATCAATGACAACACCTGTCAAATCCCTGTCGTTTTCTAAAGCCCCGACCTTGTACATCAAATGAATGAATGCCTCTTCGAAATCTATCATGTCGATTCGGATAACTTCTTCTTTCTCGCCCTCCCACCAACCTTCGGATATATCACTAAGAAAGCCAAGTGCTTTATTCTCCGACAGAGCCAAACCGGCCTTGATGCCGATAAGGTCAATCAAGTTGTCAATTAGGTGTTGTCTAGGTGACCAAATATGCACGTAGAATCCTTATTTAACGCATAACATTTTATTAGTGCGCATGCGCTTACCTCATTAGGCCAGTAAAAACGCGCATCATTAACTGCTTGTATTGCAAAGAACTTATCAGCTTTTTATCTAATACACCATCCGGAAAAATGCGCATGCGCGTCTTCCAAACCTATTAACTAATTTGGGGAAAGTTTATACGAATGATTTTTAAGGGTTTTATAAATTATAGGCTGGATAAACGCGCAAACTAATGAGTTTAAAAACACTCAAAAGCATCTAAATTTAAATACGACTGTATACCCATACATTGTTAGTCGCTTTACGATAGGGCCAAACATTGGGTAAATAGATGAGATTTTGTAGGGCAATTCATTCGTCAGTTTTCAATTCACTAAATGAATGCCAGCCAGCTTTGGGTCAGAAATGATTTTAAATTTATATCTTGCGCTATAACTTCCCACATACCACCCAAAGCCTTTGCGGCTCGCCATACAACTGGCAACCATAGCCGCATGAACACTGCTGCAGCTATAGCTGAACTCACACGCCGTATCGATAACCTTTTACGCATTGGCACCGTTGCCGAAGTGAAGGGTAATGTGTGCCGCGTAAAAACCGGCGACTTACTCACACAGTTTCGCCCCTTTTTTACTCGCCGCGCCGGCAAGGCCAAAACTAGCTGGCGGCCAACGGTGGGTGAGCAGGTCATGTTGCTATCGCTTAGCGGCGACCTGACGAACGCCTACATACTTCCCGCGCTTTATAGCGATGAAAACCCAGAGCCTGACGGCAATAACAATCGTGAACGAACTGTGTATCCCGATGGTGCTGTGATTGAGTACGACCCAGATACCAGCGCGCTCACAGTCAAAGGCATTAAAACCGCCACAGTACAGGCGAGCGAGCTGGTCACCATCGACTGCCCCAATTCGGTCTTTACGGGCAACTTACAAGTTAAGAAAAAGCTCACCGTAGAACAAGGCGCTAAGGTCACGGGCGCGATTGAACACCACGGGAAAATGACGAACTCAGGCGGCGTAAGTATCGATGGCATTAACTTCGGTACCCATAAGCATCGAGATGTGCAGGGCGGTACGGGTACATCTGGTGGTCCACAATGAATATGAAAAAAGCAAACTGGCAAGGCATGAACCGCTTTGATGGTCGCGGTTTAAACGAGTCGCAGCATATCAGCCAAAGTATCCAGGATATTTTAACCACGCCACTGGGTTCACGCGTCATGCGCCGCGACTATGGCAGCGCTATTTTTGAACTCATCGACCAACCCCAAAGTGCAGCGGTAAAGCTGCAGATTATGGCTGCGGCGGTTATCGCGCTAACCCGTTGGGAGCCGCGTATTCGCATCACTGAGATAGAAGTTGTCGCCGGTGATCTTAACGGAAAAATGCAATTTAACTTGCTGACAGACCGCATCGATATCCAGCGCCAACAATCGTTTGAGGCGACCTATGGCTGAGCTCATTGACCTTTCTAAAGTCCCCGTTCCTGACATTATCCAGCCGTTGAGTTTTGAGCAGCGCTTTGCTGCACTTAAGCAGATATTGGTCGGCATTGATCAAGGTTATCAAGCTGTGCTGGCACTGGAATCTGATCCTATTACCAAATTACTGCAGGTGTTCGTTTACCGTGAAATGCACTTAGTTGCGCAAATTAATGATGCGACTCGCGGTAATATTTTGGCCTCATCAACGGGTAATAACCTGATTGCTTTAGGCTCGCGATATGACCTCGCGCCATTAGTGATCCAAGCGGGAGATGCAACTGCAGTACCGCCTATCCCAGAAATTATTGAGGATGAGCCATCATTTAAGCGTCGTGTGCAAATGGCATTTGATGGGCTGAACACCGCCGGCAGTATTGATGGCTATGTTTTCTTTGCGTTGGGCGCCGATGGACGCGTGGCCGATGCAAACGCTGTCAGCCCTGAACCCTGCGACATGGTGGTGACTGTTTTATCTATTGAGGGCGATGGTGTAGCAAGTGTCGATTTACTCACAAAGGTACGCGCTACATTTGGCTTGAGTGCCGATGGGTTATCCCAATCAAATACGCCATCCAAGGTTAGGCCGCAGGGCGACAGAGTCACCATTCAATCCGCTGAGATCATTAGCTATAACGTTGAGGCTCAATTACAAATATTGCCAGGGCCAGATGCACAGGTCGTGTTAGCCGCTGCGAATAAAGCATTGGGCATGTATCAAAAAGAGCAGCGGCGTTTAGGTGCGGCTCACACTCGTTCGGGCATTTACCGCGCCTTGCATCAGCCAGGTGTGAGTAACGTAAAACTGATTAGCCCATTAGAAGATATTGTTGTACTCACTCACCAAGCGGCATTTTGCAGCGCTAGCGATGTCACGATTGGGGAGGGCTAATGAGTTCTTCATTGTTACCCCCCAACGCATCCAAGCTTGAGCGTGATATCGAACAAGTGATCGCCAGCTCGCTGGATTTACCCTTGTCGATTGCTGATTTGTGGGACCCGTTTCGTTGTCCGTTGTCATTACTGCCTTGGCTCGCATGGGCTTACTCAGTTGACCAGTGGGAAGACAGTTGGCCCGAAAGCGTGAAGCGCCAAGTCGTTAATGATGCGTTCGACATTCATCGTTATAAAGCCACGCCCTATGCGGTGCAGCGGGCACTCAATAGTCTTGGGATTGAAACCAACATCATCGAGTGGTGGGAGCCTAATGGCAGCAACGTGCGCGGCACGATGAAAGTTAACGCATTGGTTAAAGACAAAGGCATTGAGCTCACTGATTTAATTCAAATATCAAAGGCGTTGACGTCCTCGAAGCGTGGAGTCATACACGCTGTTATTCGTCCTGTGTTTCAGTCATCAGCAGCGATCACTCATGCGGCAACAACACTCTCAGCACAGATTACCGAAATTGGTTATTACACCTTATCCGAGCTGCATTCAGAGGGTGAGTTTTCGGTTATGGCGGGCAGCTTTTCAGCACTATCAGTCACAGTGGAGGCCATCAGTATATGAGCCAGTTTTTTACAATTTTAACCCGCAGTGGGGCGGCGGCATTAGCCAATGGCATGGCCTTGGGGCAAGCCATTCACATCACCAGCTTTCAGGTGGGCGATGGCGGTGGCGAGGCTTACGAGCCCACGCTGGAGCAACTAAAAGCCAGTACCGCTTTGGTTAATCCCGTTTATACCGGCGCGATTAACGAGCTAAAACAAGACCCAGAAAATCCCGCTCGATATTACATAGAAGGCGTGGTGCCAGTAAATAAAGGCGGTTGGACCGTGCGCGAGGTCGGTTGGTTTTTAGAGAACGGCGAGATGTTTGCCGTGACAAAATTCCCACCGAGTTACAAATCAATCCCCGCCGATGGCGCTGCGACTGAGCTGCCCATTAGAACCTATTTAGCCATCGGTTCTGACGCCAATGTCACCCTTAAAATTGACCCTACTGTGGTGTTGGCCACACGAGAATTTGTTGAAGTACGAAATCGGCTATTTCGTTCATCAATATTATTGTCTGACGACAATAGGGTTGAAGTCGGAAGACGTCATCGATTTATGAAGCACAGCTCGCAACTTTTACCCGTAGTATCAAATGGGGAAACTGTCGTGTTTCATGTTGATTTTAGTGTAGAAATTGATAGTGGTGATTGTCGTTTAGTTGCTCCTGATGGCGAAAAAATAGTGATGTTTGATGGTGAACATGACGAGCTATTAATAAAAGCCAAGGGAGTCGATTTTATATTGGAAAGGATCAATGGGAGATGGAGAGTATGAGTATCGGGATTTTAGGTGTGATGGCTAATTCAAGCTTCTTTCCTCGAAGTTTTTCCGGCCAGATGTCGGTCGGTGTCGTTCCTCCTGGTGATTTTATTATTCTAGAAGCGCAAGAAGGTAAACGAGTTCGGCTTGAGTCGTTGAATAGTGATGCAAGCGTTGCTCATATTACGGTTATTGTTGATGATGAAATCTTAATTAATGATAAAACCTTAGGCGCTAATGGTCAGTTTCTCGTTTCGCAAAGCGCGTTGCTTGAATATGTGAATACGCCGATTACCAGCTCTGATAGCAAAATGTCTCGTCTCAATAACCGCGTAATATCCGATGTTGTTGGCAAAAAAATTATCATTAGCAATGTGGCGGTTGGTAACACGACTGGAAGCATTACTTATACATATAGCTACGGAGTCTAAGTATGTATTTAGTACAAAATACAAACGGTGAATGGGTGAAAGGTTCACCTAAAGCCGGTGAGATATTTAAACTAATAGAAAGTGGTGGTGAATTAGTTTCATACTGGCCAGGTGCTGCTGCTTCTCAATATGCAGGAAGTATGTCCGTCAGCGTAGAACGTATAGTCGGCACCGTTAATCAGCCCATACTATTTCGCGTCGAATGTTCACTACCGCTGAATGATACGTTTGCTGTTCCATTAGAAGGGCTATTTGGCGCTCAAGGTAAAACTGTTTCGCTAACATTTGAAAATGGCATAGCTGAACGTGATGTTTTATTTGATGTCTCTGGTGAGTGGCGTATTACAGAAACGCAAATCAATGCTCATTTGCCGTTTGGGAGTCAATTTCGTTTTGCAGGTTTATCTATCAGCATTACGGAGTAGGGCTTATCTAGCCACTCTTACCACCTAAACCACTAGCACCGCTCCGGTGTGCTCTGCAAGCTTAGCCCTGCTTAGTTTTGCAAAACCCACAGCACCGGAGCACATTATGGATTATCACCACGGGGTCCGCGTCATTGAAGTCAATGATGGCACCCGAACCATTCGCACAGTATCAACCTCAGTCATCGGCATTGTCTGCACCGCCAGCGATGCCGATGCAACGTTATTCCCGCTAAACACCCCAGTGTTGCTAACCAATGTCATGCAAGCCATTGGCAAAGCGGGCACCTTAGGCACATTAAAGCCCACGCTAGAAGGCATTGCTGACCAAGTGAATACGCTCACCGTCGTGGTGCGTGTTGAGCAGGGCGTGGATGAAACCGCCACAACGGCGAACATTATTGGCACTGTCACGCCACTGGGCCAATACACTGGCCTTAAAGCACTACTGGCGGCCCAGTCTTTATTGGGCGTTAAGCCGCGTATTGTTGGCGTGCCAGGATTAGACACTTTACCCGTTGCTACAGCGCTTGCAGCAACCGCCAAAAAACTGCGCGCCTTTGCCTACATCAGCGCCTATGGCTGTGCCACCAAAGAAGAAGCCGTGGCTTACCGTGAAAACTTTGGCGACCGTGAAGTGATGATCATTTGGCCTGAGTTTGTTGCCTTTGATACGGTTGCCAAGGCAAGTGTTAACGCTACTGCTACCGCTCGCGCATTAGGTTTACGCGCGCGTATCGATAAAGAAGTCGGTTGGCACAAAACGCTATCAAACGTCACGGTTAGCGGCGTTACCGGTTTAAGTCAGCCGGTGTTCTGGGACTTACAAGATCCGTCTACTGATGCTGGCTACTTAAACAGCAATGACATTACCACCTTGATTAACCAGTCAGGCTTTCGCTTTTGGGGCTCACGCACTTGCTCAGAAGATCCCTTATTCCAATTTGAAAACTACACCCGCACCGCGCAAGTGTTGGCTGACACCATTGCCGACGCGCACATGTGGGCCGTTGATAAACCGATAACCCCCACATTGGTTAAAGACATCATCGAAGGCATTAATGCCAATTTCCGCGAGTTAAAAGGCCTAGGGTATATCGTTGACGGCCAAGCCTGGTACAGCGAAGACGTGAACGATGTCAGCACGATTAAGGCCGGCAAGATGTATATCGATTACGACTATACCCCAGTGCCTCCGCTGGAAGATTTAACCTTCCGTCAAAAAATAACCGACCGCTATTTAGTCGACTTCGCGTCCGCAGTTGCAGCGGCCTAAGGATAACCCATGGCATTACCAAGAAAACTCAAGCAATTAAATTTGTTTGGAGATGGTGGAAATTGGATTGGTTTAGCGGAGGAATTTACCCCCGCCAAACTCACTCGCAAATTTGAGAAATATCGCGGTGGCGGCATGCCAGGAGCCGTAGATATTGATATGGGGCTAGATGATGACGCCTTAGGTGTCGAATTCACCTTAGGCGGCTATGAATCTGAGCTGGTCAAGAAGATGTCAACCAGCAAGGTTGACGGCCTAATGCTGCGCTTTGCGGGTTCCATTCAGCGCGATGATACAGGCGAAATTCAGTCGGTCGAAATCGTTTGCCGTGGTCGTTACAAAGAACTCGACCGTGGCACCTTCAAAATCGGGGATAACACCCAAACCAAAGTCAGCATGACTTGTACTTATTACAAAGAAGTCGCGAACGGTGAAGTGCTGTGTGAAATCGACATCATCAACATGATTGAAATCGGGGCTGATGGTGTCGACCGTATGGCCGAACATCGCAAAGCCATCGGTTTATAACGCTAACCACCAACCTTAGCCCGCATCGGAGAGCCGTTTGCGGGCATTTTTTAACTAGACGGCACCGGGCGTCCTGCCCTCTAGCCGCATACCGGCCATCCTGGCCATAACAGAGGGTCTAACAATGTCAGAAACCACACACAAAACCGTCACTTTAGATAACGCTATTACTCGTGGCAAAGAAGAGATCACCACTATTCAACTGCGCAAACCTAAGACGGGTGAACTGCGCGGCCTCAACGTAGTGGATATTCTCAACATGGATGTCAATGCCATGTCGAATTTACTGCCGCGTATCAGCTCACCCGTACTCACTAAAGAAGAAGTGCAAGACCTTGCACCAGAAGACTTTGTGCAGCTCGCGGGGGAAGTCACCAGTTTTTTGATACCAAAGAAAATGCGCTAGCCCTCCCAAGCTGCGTAGACGACACCATGGCGGATATCGCCATGGTGTTCCATTGGCCACCCAGTGAAATGTACGCCATGGAGATTAACGAGCTCATGTGCTGGCACGAGAAAGCCATATCCCGCTGGAACCTGCAACACCCCCCATCAAAGTGAGGCCATGAATGCAAAAAAAACTTGAGTTAAAACTGCTGCTGGACATGGTCGATAAAGTCACAGGGCCACTTAAAAAAATCCGCCAAGCCAGCGGCAATGTCTCGGGGGAGTTAAAAGCCACGCGCGATAAACTCAAAGAACTCAATAAGCAGTCAGCCCAAATAGACGGCTACAAAAAAGTAAGCCGCAGCCTAAGCATTACCTCGCAAGAACTCGTCGCGGCGCAAAAGAAAATGCAACTCCTCGACGAGCAAATGAAACAAAGCCAGAACCCAAGCAAAGCACTGAGGAAAGAACACGAACAATCCATCCAAACATTACGAAACCTTAAAGGAGCGCGAGGCAAGTTAGTCACCAGCCATAAGCAAGTGCGCGAAGAACTGCGTTTATCTGGTATCGATACCAGAAAACTCGGCGACGCCCAAAAAGAGCTCAAAGAAAAAATAGAGCGAACAACCGATGTAATGGAGCTGCAACGTAAGAAGCTCGAAGCTGTTTCAAGGCAGCAAAAGCGCCTCAATGATGCCGGAGCCAGCTATCAAAAAGCCAAGGCGTTACAGGGCGACCTTGCGGGCAAAGGTGCTGGCATGGTGGCAACGGGTGCGGCTATTGGTGCCGCCTCGGCAATCCCTATTATTGAGTTTTCAAAAGCAGAAACCGCCGCCACAGACCTTAGGGTCGCGATGATGGGAGCGGGCGGAGTTGTGCGTAAAGAGTTTTCCGAAATCAATGCACTAGCCAATCAGCTCGGTAACAAACTCCCTGGCACTACTGCCGACTTTCAAAACATGATGACCACCCTTATCCAGCAGGGGATGTCACCCAAAGCAATTTTGGGCGGCTTAGGCGAAGCGTCTGCATTTTTAGCGGTGCAAGTAAAAATGCCATTTAACGAGGCGGCAGAATTTGCGGCTAAATTGCAGGACTCCACTGGCACAGCCGAAAAGGACATGATGAGGCTGATGGACACTATCCAGCGCATGTCCGGAACCGGGATGGAATCTGGAAATATAATGCAAAGCTTTACCAAGATGGGATCTGCACTGCCTATCTTAAGGAAAACTGGGCTAGAGGCGGCAGAGCTGCTGAGCCCGCTAAGCGTTATGGCTGACCAAGCTGGTTTGGCGGGTGAGGTTGCGGGTAACGCTTACGCTAAGATATTTAGACTTTCAATGGGCAAGTCAAAAGTCGCCAAGGCAAACGAAATGTTAGAGGATAGAGGTATTAAGCTCGATTTTACTGACGGTAAAGGTGAGTTCGCAGGGCTAGACAACCTATTCAAACAGTTAGAAAAAATTAAAGGAATTAGCACCGAGGACCGTTTACCCATTCTTAGTCAAATATTCGGTGACGATGGCGATACCTTGACAGTGCTTAATCTAATGACTGAAAAGGGCATTGCTGGCTACCGCGAAGCCGCTGCAAAGATGCAGGCGCAGGCATCACTGCAACTTAGGGTGAATGAGCAATTAAGCACCCTTACCAACTTGTGGGATGCCGCGACAGGCACTTTTACCAACGCGCTGGTTAACGTTGGCGAAGCGGTTGCACCAGAGCTGAAGCAGTTGGTTAACTGGCTGGGCGAAATGGCCGAAAAGCTCGGCACATGGATAAAAGCCAACCCCGAACTCACTGGCACCCTATTTAAAGTCGCTATGGGCGTGGGGGCGCTAGCCGTGGCTGGCGGTACGCTGACGTTAATGCTTGCGGGTATCTTAGGGCCGATCGCTTTACTCAAGTACAGCACATCTGTACTGGGCATTAATTTGATGGGGGCTGTAGCGCCAGCAGGATTACTAACAACAGCCTTTGGAGGATTATCTAAAGGTGTCACTGGGATAATTGGTAAAGCCACTAACTTTAAAGGCGTATGGGCAGGTATCGGTGCGCTATGGAAACAAAGCAATCCTAAAAATACCTTGCCAGCTTTTAAACAAGTTGCTGCAACACTCGACCGGTGGAATGGCTCATTAAAGCGCATTGGGCCACGCTTTTTGCAGGCTAGAGCTGCAACGGTGGCATTCGCTAAATCTCAGTGGCTAGCCGTCGTCTCGGGCTCAAAACTGGCAGCGGTCAATGCAGGGAAGGCAATCAAATCGACTGCAAGCGGCATACAGAGTTCCACTGCCGCAATGCGGGCTTATGTCCAAACTCATGGCAAAGTGGGCACTTTGTTGAATGGCTTTAAAGCCAGCGCGCGAGGAATTGGCCGCGTACTACTTACCAGTGTCACGTCACCGCTTCGCCTCGTTGGGCAAACGCTGCTATTTGTTGGCCGCGCCGCCTTACTTAACCCCATTGGCCTACTGGTCACTGCCATCGGTTTGGGTGCGTTGGCCGTTTATAAGTATTGGCAACCCATCAAAGCCTTTTTTGTTGGCTTTTGGCAGGGGCTGCAAGAAGGGCTTGCGCCCGTAGCGGAAGCGCTTGGCCCTGCGTTCGTCGCATTTGGTAGCGCATTAGCCCCACTCAAACCCATTTGGGACGGCATCGCCAGCGTGCTCGGTACTGTTTGGAAATGGGTAACAGAGTTACTTACCCCGATTAACGCCACCGCTGCCGAGCTTGAGAATGCCACCGGCGCAGGTAAGCGCTTTGGTTTATGGCTGGCTGACATCATTAATTTCTTCCCACAAGTCATCGGCAATTTTATGAGCTTTGGCGCCAACATTATGGACGGCGTAATAAACGGCGTCGTGAGTAAAGTTGGCGCACTGAAAGAGGCTATATTCGGTGCCGCCAATGGCGCGATTGATAGTTTTAAAGACATGCTCGGCATTGCTTCACCCAGTAAAGTGTTTGCGGTAATGGGCGACCAAACCATGCAGGACTTAACTGTCGGAATTAGCCGAACCCAGCAGGAGCCGTTAGCCGAGGTGAATAAACTCAGTAAGCAAATGGCAGGCACTGCATTTGTGTTGGGTATCTCGGCACTTCCTGCCGCCGCAATGCCAGATGCTACGCGGTTGATTAAAGGCGGTGAGTTACCTGCAAGGACAATTCAACGCGATGTTGATGATGGGCTAGCACCTAATGCTGCGTCAGCCGTCGATAGGCTTAGCGCCGGCAGTGCCTTTGCACAGCGCCAAGCGGCGCAGCCTCAAACCGTTCACATCGATGCGGGTATCCATGCACCCATTACCATCCACGCTACCGCCAATATGGATGCGCAGGATGTCGCGCGCCTAGTCGCTATCGAACTAGAAAAGCGGGACCGTGCTCAGCAGGCACGCCTTCGCAGCAGCCTTAAGGACCTGAACTAACATGAGCCAACCATTATGATGATGACACTCGGTTTTTTCGTATTTAGCCGGCTAACTGTGCCATACCAAACATCGCAGCATGACATGGTATGGCGTCACCCAACCAATAGCCGCGTGGGGGCAAGGCCATCCGCGCAGTTCTTGGGCGTGGGCGATGAAACGCTAACGCTTTCGGGCGTATTAGTGCCAGAAATCACCGGCGGAGAGTTAAGCCTTGATGCGCTGCGTAAAATGGCAGACACAGGTAAAGCCTATCCGCTTATCGAAGGGCGCGGCACTGTGACAGGCTTTTTTGTGATCGAGAAAATCAGCAAAGGCCGTAGCGAGTTTTTTAGTGACGGCGCCGCGAGGAAGATTGAATTTACGATTGAGCTGAAACGGGTGGATGAAAAGAACACTAGCCTCATCGCTAACGAGAACCTGATCGGCATGGGCATCAGCAAATTAGTGAGGGGGATTTTGTGAACCTACTTGAGCAGTTTAACCCGTTGGCATCGAGCGACCAGCCCACGCCAGACTATCAAATATTGGTCAATGGCAAAGACATCAGCCCCAAAGTGAAAACGCGGCTTATGTCGCTGCGCCTGACGGATAACCGTGGCTTTGAGGCCGACAGCATTGAAGTACAACTCGATGACGCCGACGGTGAACTGGCGATGCCACCCAAGGGTGCAACCATGCAAGTGCGTATTGGCTGGAAGGGTAGCCCGCTGGTTGATAAAGGCACGTACACCATTGACGAACTTGAACACAGCGGCCCGCCAGACGCCATAACCATCCGCGGCAAATCAGCCGATATGCGCGGCACCTTGCAGCAAAGCCGCGAGCAAAGCTTTCACCAGCAAAGCGTGAGCAGCATTATCGATGTCATCGCAGCTCGGCATCAGCTCAAGGCAAAAATTAGCGACAATTTGAAAATGGAGTTTATCGATCACATCGACCAAGCCAACGAGTCTGATGCCAACTTTCTAAGCCGCCTCGCCGAACAGTTTGATGCCATAGCGACGGTAAAAAACGGCAACCTGTTATTTTTACAAGCGGGTTTGGCCCACAATGCCAGCGGCATCGCGCTAGACCGTGTAGACATTACCCGCCAGTCAGGCGACAGCCATCACTTTGGCGTCGCCGATCGCGATGCTTACTCAGGTGTTGTGGCCTATTGGCAAAACGATAAAGCCGCCAAACGACAAACCGTTAAAGCTAAAAAGCCTTGGCAAAAAAGTAAACCGAAAGCTGAACCTGAGCAGCCTCTAGATCAAAATGGTGCGCCAATAGCTGTGGGCGAGAAGGAGATCATGGTTGGCAGTAACGACAACGTCAAAACCCTGCGGCATACCTACGCCAACAAGCAGAACGCCGAGCGCGCTGCGCGTGCCATGTGGGACAAACTGCAACGCGGCGTGGCTACCTTCACCATCACCTTAGCCATGGGGCGACCGGAGTTATTCCCTGAGCTGCCAGTTAGCGTTAGTGGCTTTAAACCGCAAATCGATAACAGTGACTGGCTACTTACTCGCGTCGAGCACAACATCACCGACACGGGTTACACCACAGGGATCGAGCTAGAAGTAAAAAACAGCGAAGTGGCTGAGTTGACCGGTGGCGAAGATGAAACAGGTTAACCGCCAAATGCATCGAGCACAGACGCCAAGAACTATGTTGGCCACAGCCGAAGGTAAAAATTTTGCAACGACACACAATATGTTGTGTATATAACCCTATAGCCACCCTTTAGAATGGTTGTACGCAGTGACAATAAGGAGTTAACCATGACCTCGCATAAACCATATAAAACCAACACCCATAAAGAGGCTGTGTAATGGGTTGCGGTGCAGGCATGACCTGCCCACATTGCGACAGCCGCGCACTACAGCGCCGAACTCGCGCAATCACGCCGCTCACCCGTGAGAAAACCTACCGCTGCAATAACGACGAATGTGGTCACATATTCGTTAGTATTGAAGAAATCCAGCGCACCGTAGTACCGCCACGCATTCGCCGTGAAGGGATAAACCTGCAAATGAGCAGAATATCCAAGCCACAAGTAGAGCCTGGCCGAACAGAAGCTAGCCCCGCTCAGCGATAACCAGCAGCAACACCAAAACAAAAAGCCCACATCAAAGTGGGCTTTTAGCTATTCTTTAAACTTATCATGCAGCTTATGTGGGAACAGCTGTGTATAAACTTGCCATAAAATATTTAGGTTTCTATGCCCTGTAACCTGAGCAACTTCCTCAATCGCATATCCCTTTTCAAACAGTCTACTAGCCCCTTCGCGGCGGAGATCATGGTAACGCAAATCAGTAATGCCAAGTTCATTACGAACACGCTGAAAGCCCGCTGTCACGGATTTGGCGTTATAGGGGAAAATTAAGTCATCAGAAACAGGTTGGCGCATAACAATGTCAAACGATCCACCAAGCAAAGGCACAATCATATGGTTGCCTTCTTTTTTTCTTGGGTCCTTTCTATCTCGGACTAAAATCGTTTTATGGTCTTTGTTTAAGTCGACCCATTTTAATTTACATACTTCGCCAATGCGCATGCAGGTCAAAATACTGAAATCAAGCATGTCGATAAACGGGATGCGATTAGCCCCGTTTGGGCGGTAACTCATGCGTTGCTCAAGCCCTTCTTTTAATCGTTCAAGCTCATTCTCTGTCGGTCTACGGGTTCGCTTTTGGCTTTTACCCACTAACCCCATTTCAATAAGAACAGGCACGGCCTCTTCAAAAACCTGAAAGTTAGCATCAATATTCCAGACGGGGGCGGCTTTTTTCATCACACTACGAAGGTAAGCAATATCGTGATAAATCGTCGCGGGGCCAGCGCCAGCCATACGCCGATTTTTACAGTGCTCAATTAAATCGCTGGTCTTTAAATTGTTACTTCTTACTTTTGAAATATCGCAGTCAATCAGCATACGAATAACGTATTGCTTAGTGCGGCCGGTTCTTGACCACAGGTCAGCATCTTCAAAAAAACGGTTAAGTAACTCACCGATTAGAATCGCTTTATTCTTTTGCAGTACAGAATCATTTTCAATTGCATCGCAGCGGGCTTTGCCCCAAGTTCTAGCAACTTCCTTTTTACTGAAAGTTTTAGACTCACGATGTATAATTTCCCCACTTTCTTTAACGCGTATAGTGCAACGGTAGCTAAAGTCCCCGTTTGCCTTAGCGCGTTTTTCAATAGTAAATGACGCCAT